GCCTGCAAGGCCGCTGAACTTGCAAAGCCAGACGTGTTGATTTCCACAGTCACAGAGCTTGCGTTTGACAGCTTGAAGCCGAAATCAATCGTGAAGTGGAAAACGCCAATGGCGCCCTCATTGAGGTAGATAGATGAGCCGTCCTGCACGGCAGCGGCGACAAGCACAGGTTCTTCATTGCCTATTTTAGCGAAGATGCAACACGTTCTTGCGAACATTCCATTTGTTAGTTCGGAATTGCTAAATGAAGCGCTTAAAGTGCACACGTCATTTGCCACCACTGCGTTTAGGCTGGTCGCACTCAACTGTACCACGCTCGAGCTCATGCCTGGTATTTCCGCTTCGTCAAGCAACACGTATGTGACACCAACATTTGTCCACGTAATTTTTTCACCAGCATGAGCACGCGCTAACAAAGCCCTACCGACATCCGTTAAAATCGCTTTTTTAAAAATCATTGTTTATTCTCCTATGGTCACTTTCGTGTGTAACGACGCTGTACTGCCTACACCCAAGTAAAAGCCAGCGTTCACGTCTGCGTTGCTTTGTGCTTCAAGCAGGACGTTGCAAGGGATAATCTGTCGTATAGCGTTGGCAACGCTGACGAACGGCTCCAGTTCCTCCGCCCCGTGCCCTTCAAGATTGCGCGTTGTAACCGTAAGCTTAAGGCTTTGGCAGTCCATCGAGGCGGTGTATGGCGTTGCTCCAAAGAGCGTCGCAATCCTAGCCATCACATACGCCTCGTTGATAACATTTTGTGTAGATAGCTTTGCGATAACCTCCGCGCGGCGCTCTTGAAGACTTAGCGCGCTCGCTTCTAGATTAAGCACAGCTTCCCACTGTTCGATGCAATCATGCCCAGCGCTTTGCACATAAGCGTTATTTAACATTCGCTCTAGAACCAAAACAAAAGACTGGCAAAGCACATCCTCGGCACCCATCAAGCGCACAGCTTCCAAAGCATCCCGCAAGTATGGCGTTAAATAATGAATGCACTTTGCGTCTTTTAATGCCTCAAGTGATTTCATATTAAACCTCTGGATAAATGCCCGTGTTGACGCCATTAATTTCAATAATGAGTTCGTCAAGATATGGCAAAACAGCCGAGTTAGCACTGCTTACAATATTGACATCTCCTTGTAGTTGTGAATATTGCCCTATACTATTACGTTTTAAAATACCACTATCGGCTACCGCTGCTATCTTTTCTGCATCGCACAATGTTATTGCACTCACAAGATTACTTATATAAAACTTGCTTACATAGCCAGCAGAGGGGTAGGAGTCGCCAAGATTTGTTAGAGCCTCATCTCGCAAACCCTCCAAATATGACTTCACAGCAGCTATGAGTTTTGCCTTTAATTCAGCATCTAGGCTGTGGCCAGACCGCAATATGAGTGGAACTTTAAAGCCCATTCCGTAACGTCCAAATTGCGCCACAGTAACGCGGTGCCCAAGCGGAACAACACCTGTTCCCGCAGGGCTTACAGGGTCTAAAAAGTATTGCAAAGCAGCTATCGTAGCGCTCGATGCTGGCATGTACTTTTCATCGCCAAAGTCCTGCACAATAAACAACTTCACCGTTCCACCGCCTTGCCACGCGGGGTAGATCTGAAAGCCCGAAACCACCGTAGCCACATCGTTTTGTTCCTCGCGAAATGCCTCAAAAACCCAGTAGCAATAGTCATCAAAGTTCCCGCCATAACCGCGTCGTCCCAGACTTTGCCAGATCTTAAGTCTGTACTCATCATCGCTTTGAACATTAGCGCCTTGGTCAAAACACTCGTGCAAAGTCGCCGACTTTAAGCCCGCAATAGGCGGCATGGGGTGTAAAACTCCAAAATCCGCGCCAGCAGCAGCACCCGCCTGCGTGCAAATAATCGTGTAATAACCGCCGCCCAAATTCGCCGAAACTTCGTATTCAAAGCCTAAGCCTTCGGCCGTCACAAACTTATGGCCAAGGGGCACTTCCACGCTACTTGGCAAAAATTCAGCCTTCCATTTCGCTTTCGTTGCAGGCGCCCTGTAAACCCCAAACTGCGAGCCACACAAATCCAAATACTCGCCCTGAGCCGTCTGGAACCTGCTTTGTAGCGACACTTGATGCAATACATCGAAGCTCTTGGCGAGCGTCACGCAAAGCGGTGCCAGTGCATCGTAAATCACAGAACCTTCTCGCTTATCTACATCCGCCTGCACTGCATTGAGTGCGTCTCGCAATAGCGCTGGGAATGTGAAGCTCTTCAAGTCCTCGTAAATGTTTTTCTCGTAAAGATTAGACATTGCTACCTCCTATCAAATGCCTACGCTCACGCTCTCTCTAAAGACGCCCTCGTTGGTATACACTTCTAGCTCAAACACAAGACTGTCTATGTTTTCACTGTTTTCACTCGTTTGAACTTGTTTAAGCTTTACATCGCTAATGCGATCGTCTTGCAGCAAAGCCTCTCGCATACGCTGTTCCATGACGGCGAGTACAAAGGGGCTAGACTTGCCAATGAGACTCTCTAGTTCTACACCGTAGTTGCCTGTGTAAATGCTCTGTGTATAGCGCTCTGTGGCAAATAGCTTTCTTACAGCCTGCATCATTGCAGCTAAAGCATCCACGCGCTTTACAAGTCGACCATTTTCTAATAACCACGTTGTCGATGGTGACTTTGCCCTCACAATAACTGGAATCTTACTACTTGGGGTCATTTGTTATACCCTCCACTCTCTCTAAAATGTAATGAATACTCGTAGAAATCCGCAATATCTTTACCTTGTCACCAGCCTCTAAACCGCGCCAAAGCAGGATTTTTTCAAGGGCATTGTTGATGCTATGCCTATGCTTTAAAGACAGTGTTGTAGGGTTTGGTATGTCTGGATTTACAATCTTTTTTGGATTTGTTTCACTCTCTGGCTTACTGTGATCAAAGTTTTCGTTAGGAACCATGGCATCGATGCCAAGCGGTGCGAATATAATGGGAGCACCAAGATTCCCTGTAGCTGTAACATCAACCAAGAACTCTTCCATTGTGTGTGTATGCTCTGGATTGCCATCTTCAGGGATCTTAATCCACGTTTCCTTGCACCTAGAATCCAAAACGATAAACGGATCTGTTATCTCATACCTGTCATCGACCTTTATCTTTAATGGCTCGACCTCCAAAACTTCACCAAAGAACAGTTGTGGCGCATGTTGCCTAGCTATCCTAGTGGCAATGTCCTGTATTAATCCCACGATTTTTTGACCTGAACGACTCATTATATTCTATCCATGACAAGCTCTAACTGCATTTCGTGCAATGCATTTTTAATGTTATGTGTACACGACTTCACAATGTAGTTTTGATTTTCCGATGTACTTTTAATGGCATCTAGCTGTATTTGTATGCCGCTCCCAGCGCTTAGCGCAAAGTCGCCAAGACAATTTAAAGTCAATGTTTGCGTAAACCTATTATAGGTTTTTAAGAGCTTTTCGGCATACTTTTCGAGCGTGGCGTCTTTGGTCTCTTCAGAAAGCTTTTTATGATATTGTAAAACTCCCCACTGTTTAATCGTGTTCGAGTCCTTCACCACGACCCAAGCGCGTTCATTCTTTGCTTTATTGTCTTTGCCTATCTTTATTTGATTATACGTGTTCTTGTCTATTGAGACTTCATAGTTGTATTGATTGATAACAGAAACATCGTCAATCAAAAGTTCAGTGTGCAAATTTTCTACATCACGTAGTTCCAAGCTCCCAAAATTATCGCGTACAATAAAGAGTTTTCCAGTCTCAACAAAAGTCTCTTCGCAGTACTGCGTAACAACATCCCATATGGATTTACCCTCGTGTATACTCGCCTTACAGGTATGCGATGAACTATCGACTGTTCCTTGGTTTAGCTTCCACTCTGAGCAGATTTTTTTAAATAAAGCGTCTACCGTCATGGGCTCCAAAACGAAGGTATCTTGATTTTTTAAATACCTGCATTGATCTAGCGCTGTAAGCCGAACTTTGGCTTCATTGCTCATGCTCACAGTGAAAACGTAGCCCATAAAAACGCCTCTGTCCCCATCCAAAACCTGAATGCACGCCCCCATTACATACTCATTTTGATCGCCAACAATCGTTAAAGATGCTTGCCCAGGCTGCGAGTCTAAAGAGCTACTTATCTGTAGTTCTTCTACGATATCTGTAATGTCTATGGCCTCATCAAAATCACCGCTTTCGGATGGCTCATAATACAATATCAAAAGTTCCGATGTCATAGCTTATGCCTCATACTCTCTGCTTTTACCCAGCCAAGGGCGCGTTTTGTTGCAGCGTCTGCTATTTGGTATTTATACAGTGCAAAGTTGTGGCTTATGTTTGAATTTATATCGAGTTCTATGGAGACAATCACGCATTCACTATTGCTAAGTGCGTTATTTCTAGCGCCCTTTAGAATGTCTCGAACATTTCCTATTTGTCCCTTTGGCGACGATGTCATAAGGTTAATGGGCAGGCGAGCAAATGGTGCGGCGCCCCATGGGTCTCGAAAGTATTTGCCGTTAACGACAACGCGGTCACCTATGGCAAAGCCATTTTTGGGGCGCGTCGATGTAAGAGATTCATAAGCCTTGGTTTCATCGCCTTCAAAAAGCGGCTCTTGCTTGTCTAGCTGTTTGCCTTCTTTGCCATAATGCCGATACTCGCGAAGGGTCAGTGTGTAGTTTATATCTTCATCTTGCGCGGTGTATGCGTACTCAAAAGCATCAATAGACACATAAAATGGTTTTGCTTTAAATCCTGTTAGAACAAAGTTCATGGGTGATTTGCTCTCTAGAACCTTAGTAAATAGGTCTATATAGTGTTCAGGCTCTTTAAAATCATTGAGCGTGCGTATGAAAGATCTATCCCCAAACCTTGGAAAGAATGATGCAATGCTAAATGTCTTGAGCTTTCTATCGCGAAGTATGGATATTTCACCAAGCTTAACCGTTTCGCTAATCACAGTGCCGCTTTGAAGCTGCAATGTTATATCTTGCGGTAAGACTGGTAGCTTGTGCATCTGTGAATCAATCTCAAAGTAAATATCTCTATTCTCTAAGTTCATGCGTAAACCTCCGAAAGACTGGTAGCGTTGGCGTTTTCAATCTCACCTGCAAAGCGCTCAAAGAAGGCATCAGCATCCGCCTCATGGTTTATGGTGCCCACATTGACGCGTACTTTTGGCCTTATGGTGGTGTAGCGATTTACCAATTCAACCGAGGCTATATCTTTGAGCAGCTGAATGCTGTCTTTGTCTATTTTTGTGCTTCCTTTGGTGTGCAAAGGCTTACTTGGGCTTGTGCCATAATCGCCAAAAGCCAGTGTTTTGGCGCTCTCGCTTTTGGCGTTGGCAGCTTCAAGACTTTTGATGGCTTCTTGTTTTTCTTTTTCGAGATACTGCAAGTCTAGAAACATGCTTTTTTCTATGTTTTTTCTTTGCTCTGCTAGGCTATCCGATTCGCTCAAGTACTTTTGGCCTTGCGCCATAGCTGTATCTGCAAAGCTCACATGTTTAATGTCCGAACCTTTGAGAAGATTTATCTTATCGATCAAAGAGTTTACGAGGTCTTGAATTTTCATTGCAAGCCCAGCAATACCCACCGAAATGTTTCCAATGACGTAATAAAACATCTCTTGTATTTTTAAGATAAACATCTCAAAACCAGCCTTAGCCATGAGCCACCTAGATTTTACAGAGTATTGAAAATCCATATCGGTGTTCCATAGCTCACGCAGTGCGACAATGGCGCTTAAAATAAGGGTCACAATAAGCAAAAATGGGTTTGTGGCTGTCATAAGCTTTTGAGCTACAATAATAGCGCCTATAGCCGCTGCAACGCCGCCGAGTAGATCAATACTGGTTTCTATAGCGTTTAAAATCCAAGAGATAGCGGGCCCTAAAGGCGCTATAAAGTCCATCGCGCTAGAGACTAGCCCCATGATCACGCCAGCTAATCGCAAAATAGTGTTTATAATTTCATTAAAGCTGTCACTTGAAGTTATCTCGCCGATTTTTTGTAAAATAGGAGCTGATGCTTCAAGGAAGCTATTCTTCATACGATTAACCACCGACTCCCATGTCACTGGCATCCTAGAAAATGCGCCTTCGATCTCTTCAGCATTGTCAAACATCGCTCCCTTCAAAACCTCGGTGGTGATCTTTCCTTGCGACGCAAGTTCTCGCAGCTGTCCAACGGGTTCATTGAGCTTTTTAGCGATTAAGTCGGCTATTTGTGGGGCGCTGGACAAAACACTTTTGAGGTCTTCACCTTGTAGAGCGCCCTTCGATAAACCCTGCCTTATCTGCTCAATTGCGCCCGCAGCCTGCTCTGCACTCACGCCGCTTGATACAAATTGTTTCGATAAAAGCTCATTAAAACGCGCTGCCTCGCCGATGCTCCCAAAAGCATCGCCAGTGCCCGTTAAAAAGGTCATGCTCTGGGCAGCAAAGTTTTCTTTTCCTACACCGAGTTCATTGGCTTTAGTCAAGAAATACTGGTCTATTTCCTCGACGCTGTATCCAGAGCCATCGGCCTTAGCAGCGAAGCCTGCACCTCTCTGTTTTTCGCTAAGGTTGCCTAGGCGAGCTAGCATACGAGCGCGTTCATCGGAGGCTTTAAATATGCCGCTAAATGCCCTTGCGCCTTCTACAATTCCCTTTACCCCCCAGTATGCCTCGCCGATGCTTTTGAGCGACAAACCAGCGCCAGCGGCTTTCTCTTTGATGCTCTGTAAGCTGTTTCTGAGTCTAGAGAATGCGCCCACCGCTATGGATGCCGCGCTTTTAGCAACGTCACCGATGCGTTTTAGAGCAGACCAAGCTTGGCTTCCCGTCACAACAAGCTCCGTTTTAAGCGTATTGCCAGCTAACGAAAACCCAGACTTAATCGCTTTAGCGGCTGGTGTAGCAGCATGGGCAACGCTTAAGAGCGCGCCTTTGGCTGCACTGCCGAGCTTTTCAAAAGCGCTTCCTGAGCTCTCGCCAACGGCGTTGATAGCATCGAATCCTTCGGCAAAAGAGTTTGGGAGATTAGCGACACTCTCGACAACACCGTTGATCTTGGGCTGTAACACATCAAGACTAGCAACTACGCTATTTATCGCCGAGGTGGCGACGCTGTCTATTGGCGCAATGGCGGCCTCAGATGCATGAGCAGGTGGCGTAGGGATGGCCAACGGTTCTGTAGTTATGGGCGCTACAGGTGTAGGGATGGCTATAGGCGCGGGAGCTGGCGCTGGGGGAGCCTCCTGCAATGCGGATGCAGCATTGACGGCGCTGCTTAGCGCTACGGTCTCTATTTTAGCTGTAAGTTCCAAGGGTTTTAGCCTTAGTTCTTGGTAGCTTGAAAGCCCCTTTATAAGCCCGTCTAAGGCCGCAGACGCACCGAGGATCGATTCTTTGATAGCATCAAAAGCCTTGCTGGCATTGTCGATAATTTTAAGTTCAGCCTGCAAAGGCTTAATCTCGGCCATTGTCTTACCTCTTTAGCTTACTTTTTTCTTTAGCTTCTTGTTTGACGCGCTCCTCGATGAGCGCAATCACAAGCCCTTTTTCTCGAGTAGGTAAATCGTTGTATTCGTGAGGAAACCGCCGCAGCTTATGTAAAACATAATAGGCAACCCAGGTGTCGCGGTCATCCTCACTTAGCAGTTTTTTGCTTCTTCTACCGCTTGTTCTAAATCTTGGCCAAAGCCTGAGAGTTCAGAAATTTCGCCTACGATGCGTTCAATTTCCCCAGGTAGTAAGACCTTGTTTAACAGTTGCTCTGGCGTTGCACAGCCAGCTTTTTGTATCCACGCGGCATCGCTAAAGTTTGGCTCTACAACGCACTCAATGAGCATCATTTCTTTCATTTTGCTATCATTAAAGTGTCGTTTGCCATTTTTTTGGCTAATACACAGCTTTTGAAATCGTTTGTATTGTTCGTTACTCATGGCTTTAATTTTAAAGCCGTTTCCTTTTAAACGTTCAGAAACTAAAATTTCTTTTATACAGTCTTCAACGGATGCTTCGAGTAAAAACTCTTGTAGATTATTCATGTCGAGTAAAAACTCTTGTAGATTACTCATGTTGTGTTCCTTCTTTAAATGCTAAATATAAACAGTTACACGCTGCGGGGCGTTGCGGGGGCTTGTGCCCCCGCTGAGGGGGGAGCGGCGCATTTGCGAAGCAAACAGCCGCGCGGGGGGACACTTCCCCCCCCAGTAAAAATTATGATTGTGGTGCGTCATTAAAGTGACTGAGATGCGAATAACTATCGAATGTAAATGACACTTCCTCTTCAAGGATTTCATCGCCTGTGTTAAACTTTGATAGTATTGATGAATCAATATTTACATCATAAAAGGCCGTTGTATTCGTTCCTACACTCGACTCGGGATCGGAGTTTGTAACCACAAGTGTAAAGTAAATATCCTTGCCAGAGCTTAAATATTCCTCGACCATTTTGCGATAATACGGGGTAACCATATAAATAGTCATGCTACCCGTCCCCTTTACTCCTGTGGTTTTGTGCGCGGTTTGGCGTCTATTTAAAAGACGAATCTCTTGTTTAAACTTTTCAATTTTAGCCTCAAAAGATTTTGCATAAAACATTCTGTGCATTATTCCGTCGATGGTTGCATAACCGTCGGCAGCATTCGCATTCATAACATCTGTTGCTCTCATTGCTTCCATTTGACTACTCCTTATCCGTTAACATTGACGGTTGCATAAAGTTTTTCCATAGAATCTACAGGCTGAACCCAATAATTACAGACGACAGCATCAATGTCGGCACCGGCCAAAACTTCAATATCTTTGTCTTTATCGAAGTTAGTAATGGCGCCCAAAGACTCTAATTGTTGAAAGTAATTAATCATGTCGGCCTTAAATAAATTGCGCCCTGTAGTATCATTATTTACTTTACCAACGTAGGTTTTCTCCCATGTAAGAGCGAGGGTGTTTCCTATTTCATCGAGGCAGCGCATGATGCGATTCTTACTAAATGCATAGCTCTTCGTCGAAGGGAAATCACACAATGAATTGATATCTTTTTCGATGACAACGACACCATCACTGCGATACGAAAGTACAGTGTATCCTTGTTTTAGGGCTTCTTCAATATCTTCATGGCTTAATGGTTCGCCTGTAATAAGTTTTGCCCCTTTTATGACATGATAAGTGTTGCTTTGTATAATGCTTGAGCCAGCGCTAAGCCCCGTTAAATAGGCAACAAAAAGCTCTTCAGTAATGCTTTGACCGTCGGCATCGATATAACCTTGTTTTGATGTAATAATCCCCTCGTAGTTTGCGCCAGCGGCACCGCCCGCATCTAGTAGGACGCATTGTCGTTTTTTGCCTTCGCGCTCTCTATCGTTTGTAATAAGCGTTGTTGCAGCATTTTTTCGTGTTGATACATCGCTCATCACACCGAGCGTGTTCCAAGACTTTGTGAAGAGCAGGCTTAGCGCTGCATTATAACTTTCGTCGCTCTCTGTTCCATTACTGCCGCCTGTAAGCGCCTTGGCTGCGGTCTCTGTTAGACTGTTTGCACCAGCAACAGCAGCCTCGAATTCTACCCAATCATTGTTAACGAGTTTAGAAATATCGGCTACTCTTTGGGTATCTTTTTGCACACCGTCGAGCGCTGTCATAACATCGTATAAATCTGCTCCCGTCACTTTTTTAATAATAACCGTAAGTCTATTGCCAAGAACACCCGCGTATCGTGCAGTTATTTTTAGGCCATCCGACGTTACAGCAGCTTTAAGGCCGTCAGTGTTGGTGCGGGCGATGAGTAGTTTATAGGCGTTGGACAAGGCCAAACGCATAGGCAAAGAGGCTAGATCCGAGGCGACTAAGCCCACCTTTGGCAACGATTTCCCGTCGACAAGGTCTGTAGATAACAGCTCTACATAATCGGGTCCCCAATCCATGATAAGGGGAAGTGCAGCCACGCCGCGCGTCCCTATGCTCGTTGAGGGCGCAGGGACGGCGACGAAATTGATATAAGCGCCAGCACGAATTTTATTTTGCGCTAAAAAAGTACCACCAGCCATAATAATATCTCCTATAAGAGTTCAAAGTTGTCTTGGCGTTGCGCCATGAGAGCGCTTTTGCCTTCCTGTATTCGACACTTAAGCCTATATGTTGCGTAATATACGCAGTAATCTTCAAACAGCCTAAAATCAGCGCCAATGGCGCGTGTAAGCAAGGTGTCGCCTTGGCTATTTGATTCAAGATCGATGTAGGCAAGCGTCCGTCTTATTCGCTCGCCCATAGCGAGGGCTTCTGCGCATCTTTGGCTAGAGTCTGGATTTGTGTAGTACTTCACTTCAATTCTTCGGTGTTGCCAAAAGACTGGTTCAATATCGCGCTCCTCATAGACCGATGCTTCATAAACAAAGAAGCACGGCTCCTCAAAATCTTGCAAGATTTGCTCTGCATAGATCGGTACATCGCCAGCTATAGCGCGTAGCTTCCTAACAATCGCGTTTTTCACCATGTTTCCATGTACTATTGCTAAATCCATCTCGAAGCCTCATTAAACGCGTTGAATCGCTTAGCAAAGCGCTCTGGCAGCTCACTCGCCAATTCATACAAAGAATCCTTCACCATGTGTTTGCCTTTAATATCGCGCTTTCGCGTAACAATGATGTAGTTACCATCCTCGTCAGGCTCTGCTTTACCCGTAGGGTCTCCCGTCCCATAGGCAAAGGAATAGCCCATAAATTCCACAAAACGCAGCCGTCCGCTCTCCATACGCATCTTTAAAATCATGCCTGGCTTCTGCTTATAGCCCCATTCAATGTGAGCAGCGTAAAGCGCGGGGTTTGCTCCCTTTGATGTCGCCGTGTTTTCAATATTAAATTTGTAAACATTGCCTATTTTCTTGGCATTTGAATCATCAAAACCCAGCCTTAGCGCCCCATAATCTACAGGTGTTCGCTCTTTAATCGCTGCTAAAAGCTCTTTAAAAACTTCCTTACAGAAGTCGTCAAAAAACATGCTAAAACGCTTTTTGTACAAGGCATGGTTAAGCGCAGCTTTTTTAAAGATGTTGTGCATCTTAATCCTCTGCTTTGTCTAGTTTGAGCGTTGCTTTGATGTGGGTAGGGTAGGCTTTGGGTTCGCCAATTGTCCCCCTGTAGCGCCTCAAAATTTGACCCTTAGAGAGCTTTTTGAGCACTAGGTAGTCTCCAGCTACGAGCTTGATGTCAGGCGTCGTATGGATGCTAATAAACTGCTCTAGGGGGATGTTTGATATCGTACGCGGGTTTGCATCGTCAGCTTGCTCTGGTGAAATAAGACAAGCGACGTCTTGGTAAATGGGAACGTCGTTACGCTCTTTGCGCGTTGCACCGTGCTCATCGAGCGTAGTGATATAGCGATAAACGTCGCATAGATCTGAGTACAAAAACTTAAAGCTTGCACTATAAGCCGAAAGATCTAAGACCACCGAAGCCTCCTATATTTGTTGAGTTGAGCCTTGTAATCATAAAAGAGATCGTCAAGGTTAATTTTATGTGCACGCGCGTCTGGTGATGTATGTATACTCACATCATCGACTTGAATGGACACAATTTCGTGTGGTTTAATTGCTTCGGACTGAGATCCAAATTGAGCGTGGATCAAGTCTGATGCCATGTTTGCGTGTGTAAATCGTAGTTCTTTGGGAACGCTCGAAATATGGCAATAGTTTTTAATATATTGCTCTGCCTCTTCAAGGGCGAGTTTGATGTTGAATTCGCTAGCGTTGGTGTCTGAAACCTTGTGCCTTAATATTTCGAGCGCGTCCATGGTTTACCTACTTTCGTTTCTTTTTGGGTTTATTCTCTTGTTCGTCTTGTGTATCGAGTTCTTGGCCAGTTTTTGGCTCTTTTGTAGCCTTAGTTTGCGCTTGGCTCACAATGACAGCGCCCGCGTCCACAAGGCTTTCGAGGTCCTTATCGAGCACCTCAAAGCTCTGGTAGGCTGCATAGAACTGGCCGTTGTATTTGATGCTCTGCGTAAATTTTACTACAGCCATACTAGTACCCCTTAATGACAAAGACGCTCTGCATCCCCTCAAACGAGGGCATAAGTGTTGCAGACACGATGGTTTCAATGTTTACGGGGTCACGAATGAGTAGTGTTTGAATGGCAATGCCTTCGTCGGTTACGGCCACGTTGGGTTTAGTTTCTGGGTTGTTGAGCAAGTCAAACTCCGTGGGAGTCGTCCCACACATGGTTTGCCCAACGGCCGCAGATGGCAGCAAGCTCACGTAGGCATCATCGAAGAACTTTTGTGTAATGCCAGCTTCATCGGTAAAGAATTTGTCATACAAAATAACTTTTGCGCCAGTTTCTCGTTCAATGATTTCAAGTACTTCTGCTCTTGTGGGGATCACCGAAATGGGCGTGCGCATGTAACGCTTAATGCTTTCGCTAGTCATAATGGCACGCAAAGTCGTTGAATTCATGAGAATTTTGCCCACAACGCCGCCATTGGTCTCGGAATGGGATTGAAGTGCTGTTAGCAAATCATCAATTGGCGTTGATGTGTCTTTGTTTGCCTCTGTCCATTGTGACGTACCCTGTATAGCCAAGTTATTGTTAGCCGCCCATGCACCGCTCGGATCGTAGTTTACATCGTATTTAACGCTATTTCCGTTCAAGGAAACATTGCCTTCAATCACAAACTGGCCTCGGCTCAAAAGCGCCATGCGCATACGCTCTGCTTGAATCATTGCGCCGTCAACCAGCTGTCCATATTGCTTGTAAACAGGAACCATTAAATCCAAGGCAATTTTTTCGCCGTAGCGACTAATATTGCTGATAATCGTGCGTCTCTGCTCTTCTGTAAAAACCATCGCCTCTTTAAATAAGGGAAGCTCCGTTTGTACACGCTCGCCTTCACGTTGCGAACGAATTACCGCCTTGGTATCGAAGGCAGCTGGTTGTAATACAATGTTCTTTGCATTGTAGCCCTTGACCCACGACACGCTCATTTCGGTAGTGCGTGCGATGGGGAAGAGGGTTTCCCCCAAAAGTTGGCCACGTGCCGTTTTTACATCTGCATAATAAGCCGACAACGCATGTGCGTTATAAAAATTATAAAAATCCATTATCGCTCTCCTTAGGGATTAACAAACATAATAAGTTTAAGGGCAGCTTTAGCTTCTGCACTTGGCTGTGTTGGTAAATTTGCGCTGTTAATAATTCCATGCAATATTAACGATGCGTTTACATCGCTTTTACTAACGTCTACGTCCGCTGAAATTACCCCGACGGCTGTAGCGTCGTTTGCGGGATATATAGTCCCTGCTTTAACTACGTAGCGCTCGCCATCGAGCACTGCTAGGCCAAGGTTTCCAGCCACTGCTTTGGGCAATGTCACGTGGATGCGTACGTCATGATCGCCGTACAAACGCACCTCGTTGGCACCACCATGCTTTGTTTCCTCAAAATAACTTCCCATCACACTCTCCTTTGTTAGGCTTTAGGCGCAACGCCTAATAGCGATAAACTGCGAGCGGCAACGCTCTTGCCAATGCTGCTAAAATCCTGTGTTGCAGCGCCTGTTTTCACTGCTTCATTACTCTTTGGATGCACATTTAGCCCCTGTATGATCGGAGCAGCAGACGCATCGCTTTTTGCCTCAGCAAACAAAAACGCCTTCTTTGCCAGAAGCTGTTCTTGTTGCTCTTTGACACCAATGGCTTTGCCATTCTCATCGATACTAATGCTCGCAAGATCAAACTGCGCCACGGCCAAATCGACATCATGCGGTTTGCGATCTCCAGAGAGCAGCGCCTGCTTCACTGCAAAACGCTTTTGCTCCACCAAAAGCTCGTCTTTGTAGCGTTTCGCCTCCTCCGCATTCTTTTTTTGCAAGTTCTCGACCTGCTCTTTTAAAGTTTTCGCATCGCCCTCAAAAGACTTTAGTGATGCAATTTGCGCATCGCGTTGTGCTACAGCCTCTTTTAGCTTCGTAATCTCCAGAGCCTGCGCATCATTCTTTGGATCAGCGCCATGGCTAAGCTGCTGCAATACTGCTTTTGCCTGATCTTCACTAAGCCCAAGTTTTAGCAATTGTTCTTTCGTCATACTATCTATACTCTCTATAAGGTAAATGGCCTGTGTAAAGCTAATGACCTAACAGAGACACAGGCCAAAATTAGCACGCGTTATGCGGCTATAATAATTATAGACAGTATGAATAGAACTTATGTATTTACTTGCAAAGAACTTGCAGATAGCCAGTTAAAAGCCAGCTTTTGCAAAAACTATAATGCTTTTGTAGACAAACAAGAAGTTCTTAATTATATATACTATTGGGCGTATTTGCACAAGGTGTAGCATGGACAACAAACGCATCAAAACAACCTTCCACCTAAAGGGCGATTACATAGACAAGATCGACAGTCGAAGTGAGTTTGGGTTCCAATATAAGTATGAACAAGTGGAATCAGACCTTGACGCTTACTGGTCTATATTAGCCTATGGTCTTGACAATGCGCGTGAAGTATTAAGCGCCGAAGAGCTAAACTTCATTATAAAAATCATCAAGGGGCGCAAGATTTCTGGTCAAGACATTATACTTTGGGCAGCTTCATCTCTTTTTGAGAGCATACGTCAAGCCTTCCGTCGCTTCTCGAAGTATGAAACTGTAGGCATTGTTGAAGATGAACTTGTGCAAAAGTTGCAATCGCTTGAATTAATAGACAGAATTGGTCTGTGCGATTGGGCGCAAAAGCAGTGGATACTTTACTGCGATGAAGAGGCGCAAAAACAAAAAGTACTGCCATATACATAAAAAGCCGCAAGCAGCATGATTTATTGAACGTGCTTACGGCTAATGCTTTGGTTTCTTGTTGATGATTAACGAACAGCTGGTTCTTTGGCAAAGACAGCCTCTATGCTAGGAATAGCAGCCACGATGTATCTTCCTCCAAATGCTGGCTTAGACTTTATTGCCAAGTAAATGGTTTTGCCCGTTGCAAAGCTGCCTAGTACAAGTTCCTCAAGCTCAGAGAGCACAAACGACGGTATAGAATCACCAGAATCCGTTAAACATGCAGAAAGCGCCCTTTGCTCAACGACATCATCACGAATTTGTGGCTGCTCATAACACAGCTCTGCTTCAAACACAGCACCATAACGCACTTGCTCAAGGCGCCTCATGGCCAAAACCCTATAAGGGTGCAATTCTATGACTTCATCTCGGTGTTTAAGCTCTATAACATTTGCCATGCTATTAATCCTAAATAAAGAGGCGGCTTCTGGTAATATCTGGTTCGTCAGTACCCCGCTACTTGCCCCTATGTGGGGGCTTTGGCTCCATTTAACGACTGCGATATTCCCGCCAAGAATCATTGTAGCAAGGACGGGGGAGTGTTGCAAGGCGCAAAATGCTAGCTCCGTTTGCGTTCAATGGGAACGATCTTTGGCAATACGGCATCTATTCTCGCCCTGTGTTTATCGTTTTCATCAAAGGCGACAAACAAAGTCTTACCACTAAAGAAAGCCTCTGTGATGCGTTCAAAAAAGACAGCGGAAACCTCCACTTTGCATAGCCCATCGATCGTTTGTCTTTCTATTGGCATATGGTCAAAGACTACGTAGCATAACTCCTCACCCGCAGGGCAAGCAGGGTAATAATCAGATATAGACTGAATCTTTAATTCGTAAAAAGAACGGCCGTCAATTTTTAGCGCGTTAAACATGGTTATTACCTCGGTATATCAAAGAACTTTACGGCATGCTTCCAGTTTTTCTACCACAAACTTTGACGTTTTGAAAGCACAAAAAAGCCCCGCCGTTTACGCAGCAGGGCTAGGGTTGGTTCGATGTGGCGCTAGTACCAGCAAAATGTGTATGTTTCTGGAAGAGTATCAAGCTTGGAAAGACCGATCATAGCTTGTCTTGCAGGACCATAACCAGTCACCTTTTTGTATTCAATATCTTCAAAGTCATTTAAAGAAAGTTTTAGATAACCACTCTTTTTTGAATCATGGTTGTATAAATTAGCTTCAATCCACTCATCTGTTTTTTTTATATTGCTTAAGGTCATCATAATACTTATCCTTCTCAAGCTGATAATCAAACTGTTTTGACGCTTCGATGTGCGCTTCAGCTTGCGACATGCCTTGCATCATCAGCTCTCTTTCTTTTAGCTCATGTTTTAGCAAAGTCAAGTCGTGTTGCTTGATATCTCTTCCCTCAATGAGGCGTTGCCAAGATTGAGCAATACTAAAATCTGGGAAAAAACATCTAACGCCATATTCCTCTAGGTCATGTTCTTTCAAGAATAAATGTTCTTTTATCCGTAAAATGTCTTTATAGCTGTAGCCTGTATTATTTGCAATGCGGACTACATCTGTTTTCATCTTTCGCACAAGCCCATAATACGTTTTTGCATGCTCTTCAGCCCTTTTTCTATCTTCCCCCTCTGGATCAACAATCGTCGCGCCAGCTGGTAACCCATCTGTACCACTCCATTCATCCCAGCCGAATACGGTCTTTACCTTGTCTTTAAAACGTTCAAACAAAGAGCTTAGCCTGCTCTTTGCTTTGCCCAGCATGCCGCTTAGCTTCGCTACCGTTTCTCTAGCTTTGTCTACGATCTTGCGTAGTCTTGTCGGCAGATTCTTTGGCTTTGTCTTTTCTTCGGCCTTTGCTAGCTCTTTTTCTT